GACGGTGGATTACACCCTGAGGCCGTCGCGCTCGTTCGCTGATGCAGTGGCTCACACCTGGCTCATCATGGGTGAGCAACCGGTAAGCAGCATTGACCTGTACGGGCTGTACTCGATCGCCGAAAGCCTGCCTGATGAGCGGCTGGGTTACTTCGACTACACGTTTGACGACGAGAACGACTCTCTCGGCGACCGCGTGCAGGCCATCTGCAATGCTGCGTCGGTGGTGGCGTACTGGGATGACGGCGTGCTGACGTTTACTCGAGACCAGAAGGTTGATTACCCGGCGGCCGTATTCAACCGGGCGAACATGAAGACTGACGAGTACAAAATGACATACGAGGCCACGCTTCCTGGCGGTTATGACGGCGTTCAGGTGTCCTACGTCCACCCGACAACGAACAACAAGACGTACATCAACTACCGGGTTCTGAACGGCGCTATCGTTGAACAGGAAGCGGAGAACCCGAACAAGCTGGAGATCGTCGGCTTCCGTAATGAGTATCAGGCCCGGGAGCGAGCTCTGCGCGAAACCAAGCGCCTGATCTACTCGCGCGTGAAGATGAACGCCAAGGTGTTTGAGGACGGCATTATCCAGGTCGGTAGCGTCATTCAGATGCCCGACATCTACGACAGCAACCAGCAGGGTGGTTACGTCACCGGCCGCTCCGGGAATGACTTCGATACCAGCGAGCCGATCACGTTTACCGGATCGATGTATGTGCTGGTTACCGACAGCCTGGGTAACCCAACTCTTCGTTATCCGGCCACCGCCCGTAGCGACACGAAGTACGGATTCACCGCGGCTATCCCTAACATTCAGCTCAACATATGGAACGGTGACACTGTGCAGCTCCCGTCGCGCTATCTCATTGCGACCGTTGAGGAACTGGACAGTCAGCTATGGACAGTCAACAGCATCAAACCGAACACAGATAACACGGTATCTCTGACTGTCGCGGAATACAGCGACGCCATCTACCAATAAGAACCGTCCCCGACCAACCGGACCCGGCCACCGCGCCGGGTTTTTTTATGGAATCAATATGGCTACGCAACCTACCAATTTGCCTGTCCCAAGCGAATCACCACGCGATCTGAAGTTTAACGCGGGGAAAATTGACGAATTCGTTACGTCTTTAACGCTGCAATACATCGATCGCTTTGGCAATGCTCATTACACCATTGAAGGCCTGCGCTGGCTGGCGCAGCAGGCTATTTCTCAGTATGGATGGATACCTGTAGGAACCTTCCAGGATGGCGCTACGTTAACTTTGCCTAACCAAATTCTTAAAGATACTACAGATGGTGCATACTACCGTTGGGACGGTGTTTTACCTAAGACTGTCCCGTCTGGTTCAACTCCGTCTACGTCTGGCGGAACTGGCGTGGGGGCATGGTTGAGCGTAGGTGACTCTACTCTACGAGCTATGTTAGCAGCGCCTGGTGGCGACAAACATATAGGTAGCTCATGGGGTGGGGGCAGTGTATGGGAAGATTATGCACCAAAGAAAAAGGTTTTTTTGGGTGTGCGATTACTCCCAACAATGTCTCAGGCAGATATACAGTCCGCGCTCCAGGCTGGAGGTAATATTTATTTTGATGTTACTGAGGATGGACTAACTACAGATTATGTTCTTAATACTGGTTATAACCTTTATGAGAATACCAGAATATACTTCCACCCCAAGGCTAAGCTGGTTGCCAATGCAAATAACATAATAATGTTGAATGCAGATCCATCAATAACGTTAACAGGCTATGTCAGAAACCTGAAAATATTCGGGTTCAGGCTGTCATTTAACAACAAGACAGGAGTCACTGGCGCTAAGTTTGTTAGATGCAGGAACAATAGTGGCATTTTTAACTCCTGGATTGATATGGGATTGGGTGCTAGTTGCACTGGCGTACTTGTTAGCACATTGTGTTATGGATTTAAAAATGATGGCCTCGAAATACTAAATGGTGGTTCTGGTTCACTTTGCTGCGTGTACGAAGATGGAGCAAATGCCTGTCTTCTCGACAACTATAACATGTATAGTGCAGACCCATCAGGCGCTTTACCTGACTACAGGATCCTGATTCGAAGCACGAAAGATGGCAGCGAAGGCAACGGAACTACAACGTTCAGTACGTTCTCAATCATGATCGGTTCAGGGTTCATTCAAAACAGTGAGCGTTATGGAATCCTGGATAATGGTGCGTACGGTACGATGATTGGGAACAACGTTTATTTTGAAGGAAACAAAATAAATGATGTTCGTTTGTCCGGGTCAAAAGGTGCTGTAGTTGATGGCACTCATCATTCTACAGAGCTGGGTGCGGCCTGCGTCGGCGCAAGGAATACAGTTGGCTGTGTAATTAGAGATACACAGTTAAGAGGATCTCGCTCAACTGGATATTACGATATAGATACAAGCAACACAGATTGCTACATAGACTATCACCGCGATACAGGTATATCTTCACTCGGCGTTGTAACCGGTGCTATCGTTAACCGCGCAACTGGTCGAGTAGCAAGTGTTGTCCTCCCTGCAAGCATTAACCTTCGGTCAGGGAATAATATTTTTTATGTCAATGTTGTTAATAATGACAACATCTCTGTTTCTGGAAGTACTTACAACGGAATGACCATTGATATAATTGTTAGAGGTGCCAATTTAACTAACGTCACATTTGCAGGTCTCCCTCTTGATATGACCGCAGCAAATACCGCGGTCATAAAAACAACAAGAGTCACAGCGACGTATATCAACGCTATAGGGAATTGGGTCTTGAGCCACAACCGATGGCTGGCGGTCGGCTAAAGATATTCCTTATCATGAATACTGTAGCAACAGCGATGCTTATATCGAACAAGAACATAACTCTGGTTCCACTTGCGTAAGCTGTAGGAGAGAAACCAATCATTAGCGCGGAAAGGACTCCGCAAACTAAGATAACGCTTATTTTTGTTGCTTCTTTTTTCGAGCTTGAAGCCATCAAACATGTAATTAAAATGGATGATAACGAAACAAGGTTTATAAGGTAATTTAAGTATACTGATGCATGCCCCCAAGATGAGGGCTTAATATAATTATCAGAACGCAATAATTCACTTATATGTGTTGATGGATAGAACAATAGTAGAAAGGTAACTATTTTTAAAGTAAATACCAGAGCCATGGATTTAACCGCTATGCTTTGTTCTTCCCTTAGTAACAGATATGAGAGTGAAGCAAAGCAGCATGCAATGAAAAGAAAATTATCTTCGAAGTTAACTTGATTTGAAATTCTATCAACACCTACTGACAACTTGTACAGAACTCCATAGTTTTCGAAGTCCGGCATCCAGTTGATTATTTCTGAATGGAGACGCACAACGTTACCAGGCGCAGCCAAGACAATTGCGCCACCGCAGAGCAGAGATACAGTGAACGCAGCATCATAAGCTGTTAACCCCTTTGCTTTGAATTTAACAATCATGATAACGGCAGTTGCTATTATGGCGGTAACAGCGAATTGCTCATTATTGCTGGCAAGAAAAATCAGTACACATGAAGACAACTTCTTAAAAATGGACTGATCCATATCAAGATAAATTGTCACGGCATACAGTCCAATAGAAATTGGAATTATATAGTTATAAGCTCCAGTAATCCACAGAGTTGCTTGCCTGTTAGTGTGGAAGTCAGATAAAAACAAGAGCATAGACAATGCAATGAACGGTATTGTCACCCGTCCATCAATGCTTGCCAGTTTCGATACAGAGAATGCAAGTAAAATACATGAAAGAGATATGGCAATTTGAGGGAACAGATGAACGTTGATGGTTTTCATCAAGAACGCTTCTATCAGAATTCTTCCACTCCATGTGTCATATCTTATTTTAAGTATTTCAAAAATCGAATACTTGCTTAACGCTGTCGAAAAGAAGTGATCATCAGTGATATCCTTAAAAACAACAGAAGAAAAAACATAAATCAAACATATTGCTATCGTCAAAAACGATATTGAATTTAAGCTGTTTCGATTATTTACAAGCATATTTCATGCCTCTAATAACACCTTCGTGCTCTGTGATAATAAAAATTTCGCGCGATGGTTCAACGCCAAACAATCCGAATCGTGATGAAGCAGAATATCCGCTTAAGTCATACTTTTTCTTTTTTTCCTTAAAGTACGTAGTAACGTCAGGCCTGTCCTCTCTAACAGTTTTTACCTTGTAAAGCGTTCCATTTTCATTAATTGCGACATATGTGTTTCCCTTGTACACGCCTTTATAATTGTTAGTAGAGAATATCCAGCCTTTTGCATAAAGCAAAGAATCATTCATGTTGCATTTCTCAACATTACCTTTGACATCATTAAGAACAATGTCATCAACGCCAAAAGATAACTTTTCCGGCTTGTTCCACACAACAAACGTAATAATAACAGCTATTAAGCTAAATATACTCAGTCCGGCAAATAACATTGCAATATGTCTATTGTTAATCATTTCTTTTTCCCTTCAAGACGTAGCGCGGTCTATTTTTAACCTCTACGTAAATCCTTCCTATGTATTCTCCGAGAACACCAATCCCGATCAACTGAATGCCGCCAAGGAAAAGAATAGACACAAGTAAAGATGGATAACCACGTACAGCATTACCGAACACCAACGTGTCGAAAATCATCCACGCACCATAGAGGAAAGCTGCACCGGCCACGAACAAGCCGATGTAAGTCCACATGCGCAACGGGAATGTAGAGAAGCTTGTAATGCCCTCAAGGGCAAGGTTCCATAGTTTCCATCCATTGAATTTCGTGCTGCCAGCAACGCGCTCGGCTCGGGCATACTCGACTACATCAGTGCGCCCACCAACCCATGACAAGACACCTTTCATGAAAAGGTTACGCTCAGGTAAAAGCTTAATATTTTCTACAACCTCACGAGACATGAGACGGAAGTCACCAACGTTTTCTTCAATCTTCGGGTTGCTGATTTTATTGTGAAGCTTATAGAACCACTCGGCAGATTTACGCTTTAACCTGCTGTCGGTAGATCGGTCAGAGCGTTTAGCAAGAACCATATCAGCCCCGGCCTGCCATTTCTCTATCAGGTGAGGAATGACTTCGATAGGGTCCTGCAAGTCTACGTCTATCGGGATAATTGCCTCACCAGTAGCGTGATCTAGTCCGGCGAACAGAGCTGGCTCTTTGCCAAAGTTGCGTGTGAAAGACAGTGGAACCACAAGTGGGTCAGCGATAGAGAGCGCGTTGATAATTGACTCTGTCGCGTCTTTACTGCCGTCATTGATGAAGACTATCTCTACTTCATGCTGCTGAAGCCCTTCAAATTCCCGAACCGTTTTATAAAAAATAGGTATCGCGTCTTCTTCGTTGAAGACGGGAACGACCAGAGAAATTTTCATTTCGCATCCCTAAAGACAATGAACTTTGAATAGATAAAACCGCACACCAGACTGATTGCGGAGAAGAGAATGAGAGTCACAATTGGAGCCATACCGGACTTATCGGCAGCCCAACCAACAGTTGCGCTCAAGGATCCCATAAACCCTACATACAGCATGTAGCGCATCGTGGTTGTCGAAGACTTAAACGTGAACCTGGCGTTTGCAAAGAAGCTGAATGACACCGCCACGACGAACCCGGCGAAGTTGCCAAGAGCCTGACCTGTGTGAAACGCGTATATGCAAATAGCGAACACAACCCAGTGAATGAGCGTGTTTATGACGCCGATCGATGTGTACTTAGCAAAGAGCTTTAACATTATAAAAATCAGTCAATTCGGAAAGGTCTGAAGTTTAGCATCACTGTGAAACTTGATCGACCCTCATATTTGACGATACTGTATATGTATACAGTTATTTTGTGAGGTGATTATGCCACGCACAGCAGACATTCATGCCGCGTTTGTTGCGGCCATAGAGTTAAACCCCAAGGGGTATCGTTACCTGAGCACAGACGCATTCGTAGAGAAATTGCGGGAGTTCAACTGGCACTATACGCGCGAAGAAGCGAATGCCTGGATAGAGCGATACCAAAAAGACTTTGCTGACAAGACGACAGGCGGTAGCGATAACAGATACTGGATCCTACGTAACATGGGGAGGGTCCAGTAATGGGATTTGCATCACCTGCAAGCGATTATGTCGAGCGCCAACTTTCACCCGAGGTGATTTGCAACATCGGCGCAGAAAGTAGGGTGCTTGAAACTGATTCAGGATTTGCAGTCATTGAACCAGTAGCCAAATGCGCGCCCGGCGATGTGCTGCTTATACTTTGCGATGGTCATACGCAGTTTGCCAAGTTGATGGGGAAATCGCTCATTACAGATGATGGAGAGGCAATAGAGGGAAGCGCACAGGAAGAAGTAGAGGTGCTTGGACGCGTCACGTTCTTCATCAATCGTGCAAGCGATGACGACGACTGCCCGGTGATGTAATGGGGCATGGGTGGGGCATAAAACAGCACTCGATCTAAGGTGAACTTAGACGACTGATGTTTTCGACATCTGCAACCATCTGTTATTTGGAGCGCTCTTGGACGATCTTTGTCGATTTTGAAAAATGTATGCTCATGTCATGGGCATGCAGGTGTAAACCTTCCAATCTTACGCTGGCAGCCTGATGGCTTTAATGCCACAATATTTTTTTCTTCGCATGCAGGAAAGATGATGAAAAAAGTAGCAATTGTGGCTGCGATGCTGACGTTAGCGGGATGTGTTCAGGTTGATAACTATCAGGAAGTGATTAAGCACCCGGTACCTTCGCAACTGGCAGGTTACTGGCAGTCGAAAGGTCCGCAGAGCGCGATGGTGAGCCCGGAAGCGATCGCCACGCTGGTGGTGACGCCAGAAGGGGATACGCTGGATTGCCGTCAGTGGCAGCGCGTTATCGCGGTGCCGGGTAAGATCATGCTGCGTTCAGATGATTATTATAACGTGACGCGTAAGCTGGATGTCTATCCGCTGGAGCGTGATGGGGCGGCGCTGGAGTATGACGGTATGGAACTGTACAAGGTTGACCGTCCAACGGTGGAATGCGCAGATTACCTGAGTAAGAATCCGCTGGAGAGTAAGCTTCCGTAACTTTTAACCCGAAGCAAAAAACTTGTTTGAGAACGACTGAAGGCTTTCAGCGATGCTCTGGTCCGGCTGTAAATCGCTGAGGCCTTTCCTGTAGGCCGGGGCGAGGCGCAGGGATGCGCCGAGAGGGCGGGCTTTACAGGGATGTTACCTCCGCCCGTCCCCGATAAGCCGGAAGGAATAAGCCGAAG